TGGCCTTTAGCTTATTGGCGTTTCGGCTTACCTGACATCAACGGAGATGTTCACGACTACAAGTATAACTCCAACTGGGAGCAAGACCCGCATAAGGAAATCAGTAATGCAAAGCGCATTATTGAGTACCCTAAATTCAATCCCGATCCTGAGTTTATAAAAGAACAGATTCAGGAATGCGGGTTAATGTACCCCGGACAGGTGATGTTCTTCACCCTGTTAGAAGATCAGTACCCGTTAGCAACTTTTGACAGCGTTTTAGATCAAGGTCAGACACAGGAGGAAATCGGAATTTACCGACTTGCTTCAATTCAGAATGGATTGAACGCGGGTTATATTTTCAGTTACCCAGGTGAGTTTGAAAGCGATGAAAAGGCCCAAAAATTTAAAGAGGGGCTTGAGCCACACAAAGGCGGCAAGGGTGCGAACTCTATTATTGTAGTTGAGGACAAAAGCGGGTTAAAGAAAGCAGAGGATTTAGTTATTCCTTTGACCATTCAGAACCATGACAAGGTACACGAGTTTATTTCACGTGACGATAAGATGGCGATCATGGAGGCTTTCGCAATGCCTAAAGGAATTTTAGGAGTGCTTCCTGATACCGGAATGTTTAATCAGCAACAGCTTGAGGAGGAGTACTACTACTATAATTCAGTAACCCGCGATTATCGGGCGGACATATCTTCAGCGTTTAAAAAGATATTCGCTAACTGGGAAGCGCCTATTGATTCTGATTTTAAAATTAAGGAATTGACATACAGAAAACAGGCTACAATGGTGGCACCGGGCGCACCAAAAGTAAACGATGTGCTTAAGAATCTAACGGGCCGACAGCTTGAGGGGATTAATAGGATTGTAAGAAAATTCAACAAAGGCTCAATGACATTCGATCAGGCCGGACTAATGCTAAAGCAAGGGTTTGGGTTTACGGATGAAGATGTTAACACGTGGTTGATTACACCAGAAGAAGAAGATGGAGAAGAGGGTAATAATAACGCTCAATGATTTAAAGGCATTGCGCCCACTGGCGGAGCTTGACGGCACACGGTGGGAGCAGTACGCAGTAGAGGCACAAGATCAGGACTTGCGCCCGATACTTGGCGATGCGCTTTATTATGACCTGATGACTAAGTTCTATCTTCCTTTGGATTCTATGTATTCAGCCTATCAGGATTTGATTAATGGCACAGAGTGGACATACAACGGAGATACAATTTACTTCGATGGCCTTAAACCCATGTTAGGTTATTTCACCCTTGCGAGGCTAATTCAAAACAATCAGATCAACGTTACCCGATTTGGGGTAGTGGTTAAAACCACACAACAAAGCACACCGGTTGACGCGCAGACATTGAGGCAAGTAGTAAATGAAATGAAAAGCAACGCCATCACATATAAGTATCAGGTAGATTTATTTTTAGGTCAGAATCAAACCATTTACACTAAGTACAAAGGCAGCGAAAATAATTTCAATACAGGGTTTAAAATGTTCAAGGGATGATTTACAAAACCTACAAAGGAGCAAGATTAGACCTTGAATTTTATCAGGGCAAGTCTACTATTGATTACGAAATTGAGGTTTTGAACGATGACGGCAGCGATTTTGATTTTACTGTTTTTGATTCTATTGATTTATCTGTCAAGTACCGGCAGCACGGGGAAGAAATAATATCAGAAGAAGTAGACACGCAAGACAATTATATCCTACTTTCGATAACGAAGGAGCAATCAGAATCACTTCAAACCCGCGAATACTGGTATGAGATTTACGCGACCGATGGCGATGAGGAGGAGTTAGTAGTGTACGGATTATTTAAAGTTGTATGACAAAGGTAGTAGTAGGCGGGGGCGCAAGAGTATGCAGAGGCGGGAACGAAAGAAGTTCCGGCCAGTTTGTTTATAAAGGCGATTGGGACGCAAGTACAAACCTTTTCCCATCAGGGGTAATAAAAAAAGGATTTGCTTACTCAGCCTCAGATGCTTCAACAACTTTGTTAATGCCGGATGGTGGGATTATTCCGGTAGGCACCATGATAGTCGCAAAGATAGATTCACCAGCAACGTCAACAGATTGGCTATACTTTTTAACTGTAATATAAAATGAAAACACTAATTGAAATATCAATAGTTCGATAATGAAAAAAATATTTTTTTTTGCTTTACTCATTCCGGTTCTATCCTTCGGGCAGTTCACCAAACCGCAGCTATACAACGGGATAAATACTAACATCAGGCTAAAGTCTGCCAGTCAGTTACGATTGGCTAATATGCTTGATAGTATTGTTGTTAGCATGGGAACCGGTTCGGGATCATCAACCTACACACCTCAAGGCACAACATTAGCAACAGTTGGAGGAATCACATCAGGAACCAATTTAGGAACGTCACCTATACAAATACAAGACTTATTAGCCGATATTTTTTATCCCTATGTAAACCCTGTATTCACATCATTTAGCGTAAGCGGACAATCCACCACGGTTGAGGTAGGCACTACGTTATCAGGGTCAAAAACATTTACGTGGGCGATTACATTAAACAGCGGCACTGTACCGACAATAGATATTTACGACAATACCGCTGCATCTACGTTACTGGCAGGCACAGCAAATGATGGTACACAGTCTCAAGCCATAACAACAATTCAGTTAAACAGTAATGGAGCCACGCAATCATGGCGAGGGATAGGCAACAACACCTCACCATCGGGGACATTTAACAGTAGCAACTTTACAGTAACAGGCAGATTTTACCGATTCTTTGGGCCTACAGCAAGTAGCCCTGCTAATAGTGCAGCTGTAAGGGCTTTGGCCTCAAGTACATTTCACACGGGAGCCACGACATTCACTTTTAATACCGGAACGGTTCAAACAAAATTTGTAATAGCGCTTCCGCCAGGTGTAACTATTTCAGGCGTGATTGATACGAGTGCTTTAAATGTTGACATAACCTCTGAATGGATTTTAACAGGAACCTTAAACGTTTTGGATGCTGGTTCTACTAACAGGTCGTATAACATCTATGAAATGAATGTGGGAGTTCCTTACGCAACAAGTCACGCATTTTCAATAACAACAAATAACTAACATGAAGAAATTACTTTTTATACTCCTCCTACCGACTGTTTTATTCGCGCAGTTGGAGTTGCCATTCCCTGTTAAGGTTGTTAATCCAAAGCCATTAGACTTCTGGTATTATGAAAGCGATGGCACCCCCTATGATAACACAACAGAAGCGATAACGCAAGTAATATCAGCTGTTAGGTTTATAGGAATGACTGTAAATGTTAACGGTGTTGAATATTGGTGGAAAGATGGTACGGCTGATATAGATTTAGTTGCAAAGGGCGGCTCTACCGCTTGGGGCGACATTACCGGAAAGCCTACCTTTTTCCCTGCTGATACTACGCTTTTTTGGAAGACTAATGGTAATACCGAACTGCAGTCGGCTGCCACCTTAAAAGTTAAGCCTTACAGTGTTATTTTAGGAGATACAAACTTTGTAACCCCTGGACTCGGCAATTACATAATTATTAAAGACGATAGCCAAAGGTATGTAAGTATTGGTTCTGGTAATACCAGTTTAACCATCGACAGTACTGGTTTTGTAATGCAGTTCTTAACAGGCTCTGGATTTTCAAATTTAGCTTACAGCCCTGGACAAGGCTTGTATGCCAGTTCAAAAATGACATTCTTAGCAGGATCATCAAGTGCTGGATTAAATGTCGGTTCCACATTAATTGCACCAACAGGGGCTAATGGTGATTTGTGGTATCAAAACAATAATCATTTTTATGAAGGTGTGGTTAACTCTGTTAGGCATCGCTTTGCGACAATAGCCAGTGCAACATTTACTCAAGCCAATAGAGCAGCTCTTTGGGGAGGTACGGGGTCTGCATTAATTCAAACGCCTTACACCCTTCCAACAGGTAGCGGAACTAATGGACAAGTACTAACAACAAATGGAAGCGGTACTGCATCTTGGCAAACACCATCATCTGGTTTTTCAGACCCAATGACCACAAGGGGTGATATTATTATCAGAGACCCATCCAATACAACGGTAAGATTAGGAATAGGAACTAATGGTCAGGTATTAACAAGTGATGGGACAGATGTGGCGTGGGCTGCACCTTCTGGTGGCATCTCAGGATCAGGAACAACAAATGAGTTAACATATTGGACAGGATCATCCGCTATCGGATCACTATCTACAGCAACCTATCCTTCATTGACTGAATTAAGTTATGTGAAGGGATTAACCAGTTCCGCTCAAACACAACTGACGGCAAGGGAACTACTTACAAACAAAGCTACAAACTTAGGCACTTTAAATAGTGATTTATATCCTACTACTGCATCTTTGTTTCAGCAGAGAAGCGTAACAGGCACAGATGCAATAGTTTCCACCGACAATGGTAAGACCATAGTATTTAATTCTGCAACACCTTTTAACTTTACCATAGATGCGCTTACAGCAGGGATGCAGATGGGTTTGATTAACAAGGGCACTGGCACAGTTACATTAGTAGCTGGTTCCGGTGTAACACTTGGAGGGGTAACATCATTAGCGACCAATGAGACCGCAGCCGTAATTTATTACACTTCCACAAGTGTAGATGCTATTGGTGGTGGAGGTACGGCACTAACCAATCCTATGACTACCGAAGGGGATATTATACTTGCTGGTAGTGGTGGAACTCCCACACGGTTAGGGATAGGTACTAACGGCTATGTGTTAACTTCAAACGGCACAACTGCAAGCTGGCAAGCCGGGGGAGGTGGTGGTGGGTTAACCGTTGGAACTTCAACCATTACAAGCGGAACCAACACAAGGG